CTTAGACACAGGTTTACCATCATAAATAAATGGATAAGGTAAAATAATTGTTTTTAGGTACGTCCCTTCAGGATTTGGTGCGCCATATTTGGCGATTAATTCTTTCGTTGTCAACATATCTCTTTACATTTAGTTGTTTACTGTAAACAAATTTCTTTACATTTAATTGTGCAATTTAATGCACTTAATAAAGTTATTTCTACTTAATGTTGGTGAAAAATACTTAATAGTGCAACGTAATACACTTTATTAAAATTTAAAAAATCTCCACAACATAAATAATCCTACTAAAAACACGAGGGCTACTAAACTAATAGCTACCCACATCCAAGGTTTATTTTCTAGACGTTCAATTGTTCTAACAGTCTTTTGATTTTGGCCATTGATTTTAGTAGCAGCATTAAGTTGTTTTTTTAAACTGTCATTCTGTAGCTTCATCATTCTTTCTAAATGCTTAAAGCTTGCTTCTAATGCTAATCTTTCCTGCCGTGACATACCTGCAGATATTACATTATTTATAGTCTGCATTGTACTATCTTTTGTAACTACTTCTTTATAAGTATTAGTCAGAGTATCAAAGATTGTTTCTTTAGTGTAGTTATACTGCCACACTGTATCAGGAGTTATTATAGCTCCTTTACGTTTTGCAATATCAAGATGTTTCTGTGACTTAGATAGATGATACTCAGTAGAGCATCCATACATTGTGAAAAGCCATAAAATGCTTATTGACAAGGCCCAGATAAATGCTATTAAATGATTCCAATTAATCTTCATGGGTGTATATCTTCTTTTGCTTTCTTAATGCTTTTTACATTTTTGTAAAGCTTGTCAATAAATGAATATCCTTTTACTTTATTGAATGATTCATCCATAGATTTTACTTCTATTACTATTAATACTAAAGATACTAATTTGGTAGAAATAAATTCTACATTAATAAATAGTTTAGTAAGTTCATTAATGATATAATAATCAGCCATATAAAGCAATAGAACCATTATTACATAAGACCTAACTTTAGGAACTAATCCTTTTCTACATATTTTAGAACTAACTTCTTCACCTAATGATTTAGATTTCCATACACCAAAACCTGTATCTATAATTGTAGATAACCCTACTAAAAATACCATCCAAGCAATCGGAGCAAAGAATAATATTACTGGCAATAACAAAGATCCGTATATTTTAATAGCTAATGTTTTCATTACTTACTTTTAATTAATTCCACAAATGTATCAAAAATTCCCTTTTGTTCTTCTGTCATATCTACATAATCAAGTTCTGTAAATGATTTTGGAATAGAATTTTCAATTCCGTAAAACTTCATAACTCTAGCAATAGGATCAGTTATGTTAACTGTTAATAAATCCTGAGTGTCTGAAAATTCATTCATAAAGAAATCATACTCTGAAGTCAAAGGATACTCTACTTTTTCATTTGTTAGTTCATCATAACAGTAGATAGTATCTACCATTATATCTATTTTAGTCACATTTTCCATTATAAGTATATATTACCTTGTGCATCCTCAATAGCAACTATTGCTTGAGTAAGATTAACATTAAATGCTGCTCCTCCTTTATAAGTATTTCCCCTCATTGAAATTGCTTGAGCATTTCCATCATTAAATAGATATGGAGCAGAAGCATTGGATAAATTAAAAGTACAATTAGTTATAACGCTTAGGATAGAACCACCGTTTCCTCTAATTCCATATCCTGCAGCATTATTCCAATCACATATTATATTACCCCCATACAATTGATAAGTTGAAAGGGTTCCCCACATTGCATAACTTGTACTGGATTTTGCAGTAATATTATATGCTTTACCAACTCCACTTAAAGATACTCCACTAGATGAACTACTTATTCCAGTACAATTATATATAGTAGCATTTTGAGTTGAAATTCCTCTACCACTTATTGAAACTCCTACACATCCAGTTATATTTACTCCATTTTGGGCTTCAAATCCAATTCCTGATATAGATCTTCCTACACAATTAAAAGCTGATTCAGCAGCAAAAAAACCATTTCCAGTAGAAGATATTCCTACACTATTAGATTGACTACCTGATAGGCCATATATTCCATATCCAGAATCTGAATATCCAGTGCAGTTTTGTATATCACCTCCATTATGACATCTGATGCCTGTACCACTACTAATTCCAAATCCAATAGAATTATTTAATCTTCCACCAGCACTTGTAAACATTCCAATTGCACCCCAAGTAGTAGTTGCATAAGCTATAGCATAATTAATTAAATGTGTTGAATTACTATTAAATACTATTGCACATCCACTACCACTATTTCCAAAAGTTGAACCAGCACAATTAATTGAACCAGTTCCGTTTATACCTAAAATTAAACAACTATTATCAGTAATGCTCCCTGTACTTCCCGTTCTAACAATATTTAAATTATTGATATTACAAGAAGTAGTTACTGAATTTGCTGCTGAGAAAGCGTGAATTAATCCGCTATTATTTAGTGTATATGTATGACCATTACCATTAATATTTACTCCATTCTTTAATGTCACAGTTACTGCTCCAGTCTCTACTACATCAGCAAACATTTCAATAGTTTGACCACTTGTAGCTGCTGCCATTGCAAGAGTTAGTGTAGCGTAGTAAGTGTATACACCTGAAGCATTTGATATGCCGAATACTCCAGAAGCACCTGCTACATTTACTGTAACATTATTACCTGATGCGGTTGCTGTTACTCCCGTGCCAGTAAAATTTATTTGATTTATATCTGGCGCAATTTGAGTTCCTTTGTCAAGTGCTTTAATTGATTTGGATACATTTATTCCTGTGCTCATTAGTATATTTTATTTAAAACAAAGTTCTGTGATTGTATTTTATTTGCTGCTTTGGCTGCTCCCCATTGTGCTGTAATTGACAAAGAGTTTAATACAGTAGTATCAAATATAGTAGTGGTGATTAGAGCAAAATTATTACCTGCTATTTCACCTGCTGAATTATGATTATACATATATTGCCCATTTGTAAATAATTCAGCTACTCCTGCTACTCCTATCTTAGTAACTGTAAAATCTATAGTAAGTTCAAAATACTTATTAGTTGTTAATTTCATAGCAAAGGTGCCTGCATCTGCTATAACAGTACCATCAGACTTTACTCTAATATGTATTGTATCACCATTTGCGGCAGATA